GAGGAAGTGGCGGGCGAGCAGGGCTGTACGGTGGCCGAACTCATTGAGGGGGCAATCCGCAAGCAGAAGGACACCCCCGGCGCCTCGGTAACGGCCATCATGGGGAGACAGCAGACCACCATAGACGGGAATACGGGAGATGTTACGGTGGGCCGGAAGGGAGTTTTTAAGGGATTTGGAAGCGGCTTCCGGGATTATGTCCTGAAAGGCCCCCAGCACGTCAGCATCGGGGCGGAGACGAATGTGGGGCAACTACCCATGGGTCATCGGAACGCGGGGAAGTGGTGCATCCAAGTCAACATCTTCCCCTTCGATACCAAGATTCTAGCCAATGAGATGGCGGATGGTAAGATCACCCCTGCGATAGAACACTTGCTCGGCGGAAGGGCCGTGGTGGCACAATAATGAGCGAATCATTCACGGCAAGAGACGCGGACGGGAACCCGGTAGAGGTCTTGTTCAAGATGCCCGAGCGCTCCGAAATCGAGGAGCGGATGCACACGGTAGCGTTCATGGTGGAATGGTATCTAGCCAACCCCAAAACCCCACCCGAGTCTTTCGTGATCAAGGCGGATGGAGCAGTGGAATGGCTGGAAGCCATCGCCATGATTTCGAGGGAACGCACCGCCTACCGCAGGGCTTTGATAGCGGCCGACATCATGTTACCCGAGGTGGTCGGTCCGAAGGTGCCCAAATGATCGAACCCCTCCCCACCCGCTTCTTCTGCCGGTCCCAGGCGGATGAATGCACTGACCTCTACCCGGACGCCGCCCAAGCTATCAAAGAGGCCGAGCAACGCAGGCTGGCTCCTTTCGTGGTGTTCGAGTACATGGCCCATCCCATCATGCACCGGGTCACGAATGGGAGATTACAGCCTGTGGAGCCGATCAAGAGCGACAACCTGAGGCTCCCCAGTGACTGACATTGGCGAGCCCTCCGGTTTTCTGTGCCCCATGTGCGGGAGACCCGCTACATTCGATCCCGACGACGCGATCTTTGAGTGTATCCCTTGCGGTTATGCCGAGCATCCCGAGAACGGATTTAGTCCTGACGAGACGACAAAGGCCAAGCAGTTCGACCCGTTCGAGGAGGTGAAGGGCGGATGATCAAAGCCGATAGAGTCGCCGAACTCCTGAAGAAGCAACTCGAACTCATGGAGACGCTATCGGGGCATGAGTTGGGAGGCTTTGCCCTGATCTGCCCGCCTGAAGGCGACCCTATCGACATTTCCCTGGTGACCTCACATTCCGATCCGGCAGCGTTCTACAAGATGGTGGCAGAGAAATGCTCGGCTACGGCCAAGGAATACGGGGAGAAGAACGCATGGACGGGCGGGGCGATAGCGAGGGTGCGATGACCATTGACGAAGCCCGAAAGATAGCCGCCATTCTATCCGATGCGAGTGATTGCGTGGTTGCCGCTTGGATAGCCGAGCGCTTGCGAGAGGCGTTCCCCGAAATCACCTGGACCCTCAACGACGATTACGACAGTTACGGCGATGACAATTACCCGCCTCTGGTGGTCGTTGCGGAGACTGGAGCTTAGGATAGCATTGCCGGCTGGAACACTGCCAAGGTCGCGAGCTTCAAGGCCGCCTTCCAAGACTTTTTGCGCTTTGTCTGGGTTGACAGCAAGGAAACCGGCCTAAGCCTCCTTAAACTCTACGACGCCCAGAAGCGCATCCTCCGCGAGATATTCGCCGGGCTGGAACAGGACATCCATTTCTTCGCCATATTGAAGAGTCGTCAGATGGGAAGCTCTACAATAGTTAGAGCCCTCATCGTTTTCTGGGCCTTTATCCACCCCGGTCTTCGGGTGGCGCTAGTCTACGACACCGACAAGAACAAGGAAGAGGCACGGGCCGAAATCAACCTGTTCCTCGCCAAACTCCCGGCTTCCCATCGGATCCACGTCAAGATGGAGAACAAGAACTTTCTCCAGTTAGCCAACGGCTCCCGTATCTCCTACTTGGTAGCGGGTGTCAAGAAATCTAGATCATCTGGAGGTTTAGGTCGGTCCCTCGGTATCAATTGTTGCGGCTGTACGGAAATGTCGTCTTGGGCCGATGAGGAGGGTCTGAGGGCTTTTGAACGATCCTTAGCTCAACAATTCGAGAACCGGCTCTATATCTTCGAAAGCACGGCCAGAGGCTTCAACATTTTCTGGAAGATTTGGGAGGAGGCCAAGGAGGACGACCTAACTAAACGAGCCATTTTCATCGGCTGGTGGGCGAAGGAGACCAACAGTTTCGTCAGGGACACCCCCCTCTTCGACAGATACGCACGTCTACCCCCTGAGCGAAGGAGACCAACAGTTTCGTCAGGGACACCCCCCTCTTCGACAGATACGCAAGATTACCCCCCGACGAAGAGGAGGAGCGAAAGATCAAAATTGTCTCTGACCGCTACGGCTACCAGGTCACCATGGAACAACTGGCTTGGTACAGGCACGAACACGATCCCAATCGGGAAAGGGATGAGGCGGATAAGGAGGCTCAGGAATTCATCCGCCAGGAACTCCCGTGGTTCGAGGAAGAAGCCTGGATCATGTCCGGCTCCCTCTTCTTCCCCGAGAGCCGCCTTACCCCCGCGATGTTCAACGCGGTTAAACAACCCTACAAAGCCTACGATTACTACGTCTCCGAGGAATTCCTGAACACCGCGATTGCTGAGGTGAGGAACCCCGCCAAGGCTATGCTCAAGGTGTGGCAGGAGCCTGAGGAGGGGGCGATCTACTGTGTAGGCGCCGATCCCTCCCATGGGTCGAACCCTGATAACGATAGACATGTGGCCCAAGTCATCCGATGCTATGCGGATGGGGTGGATCAAGTAGCCGAATTCGCCACCAACAAGATCATCGATTATCAGTTTGCTTGGGTGCTGGGCCACCTCTGCGGGGTGTACAGGAATGCAAGGCTCCTGATCGAACTAGCCGGCCCTGGACATACGGTCTGGAACGAATTCAGGAACCTCCAACAGGCTTTGCATAGGGGAGATTTGCACGCCCAAGCCGAAGAGATGGGCATGACAAACATCTTGGACAATGTGAAGCAGTATCTCTGGTACAGACAGGACAGTTTGACCCGAAATCCCACCATGTTTCAATGGGAGACCAACGAAAAGCGGAAGGAGCAAATTTTAACCCGCCTGAGAGACCTGTTTTTCCTGAATCAGATCAAGATAAATTCGACCGAATGTCTGAAGGAGATGCAGAAGATCGTCAGGACGGAGAGCACCATCAAAGCGGACGGGCGAAACAAGGACGACAGGGTTATCGGGCTAGCCTTGGCCTGCCGGGCGTGGGACGATTCGGAGAGGAAGAGCCTGATCGGGAGGCAGTTGACCAGGGAGAACGCCGCAAAGCAGAAAACGTTAACACACGCGGATGTCTGGAAGATATTTAACGAGGGTATGGTAGGGGATTTCTTTACCCGGCAGAGGCGTGATAGACTACAGGCGCATAGGAAGGCCAGCCGAGGCGGGAGATGGCAGTGGTAGAGCAATCCAGACGGTCGTTTCTGAGGGGCGCCGCCCTGCTGCTCGCAGCACCCGCCATCGTGCGCGTGTCGTCGCTCATGCCTGTGAAGGCGTGGGCAGGCGAGGTGTCAGAGGAAATATACGAGACGTTTGATCTTGTCCATCCGCTCCGCCTCAATCTCCCTGGCGTTTGGGTAGCCTTAGATGAAGTACTGGCAAAGCCTCAATTCAACCTGAAATTTTCCCCATACGAGGAATCGTTGGAAACCCTGTTTAAGGAGGCTACGGCAAAAGCCAGACAGCATTTCCCTGATCTTTATGACGGCTCCTTGTACACGGTGGGCCATGGCTAAAATCAAATACACTATCCGCTGTCCAAGCTGCGGCGGCAAGTTTTCTGTCGTTTCTGACACGATGCCCGCCTTCTGTATTCTGTGTGGTGCGGCTGACGACGACGAAAACGCTCTGACGGCTCCTTGTACACGGTGGGCCATGGCTAGGATGACAAAGTACACTATCCGCTGTTTTTCGTGTGCGGAGAAGTGGACGGTTGTCGCTTTGGAGATGCCGAAATTCTGTCCTTATTGCGGCGCAAGCGACGATTCTGATGATGCTCCGATCCCATCTCAATTGAACATCGGCGGCTCTGCCGTCGCCCGCTCTGTCGATAAGATGTACCGGGACACCGAGGCTAGTTCTGCCATGCGTGCGGAAATGGTGGGGGACAATTCGTTAAAAATCACGAATATGCGTGATAACCTCCGGGAGGGTGATGTTGCCGCGATGCCGGTCAACAACATGGTCACGCAGTACGCCGAAGAAATGCACAAAGCAGTGGGGTTCAACTATTTCCAGGCCAACGTATCCGATCACGTCGCTGCGGCAAAAATGGGGCAGGAGAGAACCACCGGGCAGAAAGCCCTGGCAGCCATTCAGGGAGGTAAGGCGCCGAGCCTACCGACGAACATCAAAGGACAGTGGGGCGCCGGCCGATGAAGCGTCTCAGAATGCGCGAGGCCATGATCGACAATGCTGTTCGGCAGTCCGACTCGTGGCCGTGGGTTACAGATAGTAAGGTTTGTTGGAGGCGCTACTACGTTAAACTTATCCGCGCCGAATTCGCCCGCATAGTGGCAGAAGTGCGAGCATAGCATCCTACGTTACTCCCTGAAGATAACAAAAAGCTCCTCGACTGGCTCCTCAGCACCATAGAGAAAGCCACCAGCTCCATGGCTCAGCGGGCCGCTGTAGCTCGTGGGCTGAAGACTTGGATATACACGGGCTCCCCTGACGGTAACGAGGCCATCTTAAACCGTCTTCTCCACCATCAGGATAGGTTAGCTTCCTACCTCTACTCCCCCGTGGACCTGAGGTTCCATATCGATTTCACGCATATCTACCCCAAGAATGTCCTTGATCACGCCGAGGTCTCCTCCCGCATTCTGACAAGGGAATGGGAGCGGCGGGATATCGACACCCAATTCGGCCACGGGGTCTTGGAATCCCTCAATTACGGGACGTGCATCCCCAAACTTTTGGAAACCCACGGGGGATTGCAGTGCAAGCTGGTCATGCCGTGGCAGTTTGCGGTTTCCGATGAAACCAAGGTGGGGTTAGGGTCGGAGGAGCAGGAATGGTTGCTGGAATGCAACTACATCAGCAAGCAGGCGCTTTGGCGGAGAGTCAGTCATTTACCTGATGCGGTTAAACTGTTCAAACGCGCGCTTAGCTCGGCAAAGAAGCGCTCGGACGGGGATGGGGAGAGCTATTTCCATTCTGTCCTGTTAGCAGGAACCCCCCCGGTGGTTCAAACCGACCCACCTTTTGCTTCTCAGCCTGGAGGGATGGTGCAGGCCGCCGCTTCAGGAATAGGAGGGGGGATTCAACCTGAAGTCTCGGAGGAACTGATCCCTATTTACGAAATCTGGGTGGTTGACGATGAGAAGCAGGACTACACGACTTTACAGGTGATCGAACCGGACATCCTGATCACCCGGTTCAAGCGGACCAACTTCTTCGTCCCTGAGTACCACCCTTATGGAATGATCCAGCCCAACTACATGCACGGCAATTTCTGGGGGCGCAGTGAAATAGCCGATTTGATGAAGCTACAGCATCTCCTGAGAGACAGGTTGGACGACATCAAGCGCATGATGGCCCTGCAGTACGACAGACGGTACAAATTCATCGGCGGTACGGGCCCCACAGATGAAGACTTCGACCAGATGAAGATGTCGGGGTTCTTGGCGGCTAATACAGGTGAGGATTGGGAGGACATCACCCCCGAGATGCCCAAGGAAGCCTTCACCGAGATATCGGAGATCATGTCTCTCATGGATGAGGTCTCGGGCTTCCAGAACATTCTCTCCGGTCAAGGGGAGCCTGGCGTGAGGGCCGGGAACCACGCTCAAACCCTCC